GGGCAGGCCAGCAGGAAGGCGACGCGATCAGGGGACAGGCCGACCTTGCGGGCCCATGCCACCGTCTCGAGGGTTAGAGCCTCCATGACTTTGCGAGGATGCGTCCTTCGGACATGATTTGCTGACGTCCGTTTGGCTTGAAAATGTATTCCTGGTCGAAGGAGTGCGAGGCGCGTATCTCGGCGATGCTGTCTAATTCTTCATCGTTGGCGGGGCCGATGCCGGCGGTCGAGACGTAGACCGTGCGGACCTTCCAGCCCTTCTCCCAGAGGATGTCCTGACAGACCCGCAGCTCATTGATGTAGCGCCAGTCGGAGCAGACCACGGTCTCTGGGGCCACCTGATCATGGTGCTTCATCACCGGGCACCAGTTGGCGAAGTGGCGGGCAAAGACATCCTTATCGAGGCGCCGTGCGAAGCGACCCATCGCAACCAGGGCGTCGCGGTTCTCGCACTTGAAGTCCTCGGCCATGAAGTTGCCGTCGAGCCCGAGGTAATCCATGAAGTGGTTACCGGCTTCCTTCAGCGCGTCGGCAAAGTTGATGTGCTCGGCGGGTCGGGTCGACCACTCCAGCAGGCCCGAGGCCAGCGTGTCCTTCCCTGCCCGGGCAAACCCACTAATCAAGACGAGCGTCGGGGCGGCCATCGGCGGGGGTGTTTCGGTCATGGCCGTTTAGAAGGGCGGAGCGTCGGGGAGGGTGTCGGCCACGGTCGGCTTCTGGGAGCCCTTGGGATAAGTCATCTTGTACTTGAACTGCGGGCGTCCGTTGTACTCGCCATTGGCTTCGCACTCCACGCCGACGAGGATGGTCTGGCCGCAGGCGGGTTCGAGGTACTGGAGGTACTCGGCCGCCGTAGCGTCGAGCCTGATCTCTTCGGTGAACTTACCCGAGTACTTGCCGACCAGCATGGCGAGGGCCTTGCCGTACTTGGTGGAGAAGTTCTTCGACAGGCAGAAGCCCTTGTCGTCGACGAAGAAGAGGCGGGCGGAGCATGTGCCGTCCTCCCAGACTTTGACCTTCTCAAACTTCGGTTTGATGAGCTTCAGCTTGTAGGTGCCATTGGTCGAGATGGAGGTGAGCGGGGGGCGGTCGTTGTTTTCGGTGGTCATAGGATTAGGCAAAGGTGATGGCGGTGGAGGCGGACGCAGAGGGCTTAATGTCGATTACCTGGACCTCGTCGCCGTAAGCCGGCCACTCGCCGAGGGTCGTGCACTCGCGGTAGGCTTGCAGCGCCTTCTCGAAGTCGGAGCAGGCGTAGGACATCAGCTCAGGGCCAATCTCCACCCATGCCGTAGCGTAGGGCGGGGCCTTCTCGACAAAGAGAAAGCGGAAGCCAAGCACGCGACGCTCAAAGGCCGTCTCAAAGCACAGGCGGTAGAAGTAGGCTTGAAGGTTGTAACGGTAAGCCCGGATGGACTTCAGGATGCCAGCAGGGGACGCGTCCTCGGTTGTCTTGAGGTCGTAGAGGTAGCCATCGGAACCGATACCGTCGATGGCGCACTTCAGTTGCACGCCGCAGTGATCGGTCGTGAACATGAACTCGGTCATCTCGAACTCAACGCCCATACGCTCGAGGGCGTGCTTGGCGGCGGAGGCGATGATGTGGCACTCGCAGGACTCTTCGGCGCTGACGACCGTCATGCCCGGCTTAAGGCTGGACTGGAAGGCTTCGTAGGTGGCCTTGCCGTCCTTGGTGCGGCGGTCGCACTCGGGGGCCGTGACGAACTTCTCATTGAGCAGTTCAGGCTGGAGCACGGCGCAATGAATGAGCGAGCCCATGCGGAGGGCCTTGGTCTCCTCGCGCTCCTGGTTAAGGTAGGCTTGGTAGTGGGCCGGGGACTTGAGCAGCTCTTTCGAGCCGGAGTAGTTCAGCGCTTGGATGCCGTCATACAGGACGCGGTGGGTGATCGGTTCGGGTGGGATACGCATTGTGGTGTGGTGTGTTATTGGGTTGTGGTGGAAATTAGAGGGCGTCGTCGTCGGGGTTGGCTCCCTCGACGCTGGCCGAGATGCGGCGCACATCTTCCAGAGCGGCGTCGGCGGCGTTCTCCATCGCCTCGAGCGTATTGCGGAGGACGCGGAGTTGAACGACAAGGACGTGCACGCGGTCGTGCAAGGGCTTAACCTGGGCGGCTTCGTCAGCCGTCTCGATGTGATCGGTGAAGACCTGTAGCTCAGTGATGGCCGAGCGGTTTAAATCCGACAGCGTGATGATGTCGGCGTCGTGCTGTTCATAACGTCCGGCGATGTGCTGGACGGTGGCTAACGAGCCCGTGATATTTTGCACAAGGCGCTTGATTGAGTCGCGGTTGGTCATCGGTTAAAAGTAAGTTCCTTTATCTCGCCGTTAGGGGCAAGCGTGAAAAAGCGAACCTGTGACCGGGCAAGCGACGGGTGCGTCTTGCGCTTCCAGAGTCCTAGGTCTGAGAGAAAGTCAGCGTGCTTGCGGGCGGTCATCTCGACGTAAGGGTAACCGTCTAGCAACAGGAGCAAGGCGTACTGGCCGGAGACGGTGCGGGCGATGCGTTCGATGCCTGCGGGGACAGGGCTACTCATTGACCCGTCTTGGCCTTCTGCCACTTAGCCAGGGACGCGGCCATCACGGCCCGCGAGATTTGGCAGGTGATCATGTCAGACCCGAGGATGTCCTCCATGACGCGGGCGAGTTGGTTGCCAGCGTAGCGGAGTTCGGCAATGGTCTGAGTCTGGTTGTCACTGCGGGCTTCAGCGCTGCGGCAAGCCTTCATCCAGAAGTCCTCGTTTGTGTCAGGCATGGTTACGGGCTTCCTGCCATTCCTCGATTGCCTCAATCAGGGCGTCAGCGTCGATGCGCTGGGCGTGGCGGACGCAGTACCAGAGTTCGTCACCGGCCTCGCGCATACCTTCGAGGCGTTCCTCCAGCTGCTTGATGCGGGCATCCTTAGCCGCGAGGAGGTTCTGGCCGTGCATGGCACCCATCGCGGCGGAGATGGGGTCGAAGGGATTGAAGTCAGGCTGGCTCATTTGGTCAGGGGGCGAGGGGGAAGGTTAAAGTTAGTCGCGGTGGCGGCGACCTGAGACTTGAAGGATGCAGTGGCCCCGTCGTCGTCAAGGTCAACGGAGATACCGCAAGCCGTCTGGATTGACTGCCGGCGGATGTAGGTGATGGCGCCGCCAATCTTCTGGGCGTCTAGACCCTCGGCCTTGACCATCAGGCGACCGAAGTCGAAGCGCTCACCCGAGGCGTGGAGGAAGGCGGTGTTGATGCCGACCTTGCCTTCCTCGGAGACGAGCGTCTGGATCAGCGCCAGGTTGTGCTCGAACAGGACGGGCTTGATGGCGTCGAGCAGCGCGTCGAGGGAGACGTAGCGGTTCTTGAAGCCGGGGTTTACTTTGTTGGCCTTGACGTTGTCGAGCTCTGCGAGAGCGGCGACTAGGTCAGAGGTGGGGGATTTGGGCGTGGTGCTCATGGTGGAAATTATTTGGCGTCGGTGGACTTGGTGACTTCACCGGCCTTGATGGTGGCCTCGATGTCAGCCAGGGACATCCGGGTGTAGTCGGGGACGAAGAGGTTGTAGTACGTCACGCCGTTGCGGACGGTCGGGGTCAGAAGGCGGGCGACCTTCTGATCAGGTAATACGATGTATGACGAGTCGGCGATGATGCGGTACTCGGAGGGTGATTTGATGTCTTTCTTCATTGGGAGATTAGTTAATGACGCCGCGAGAGGCGGAGTCGAAGATGAGGAGGGCGTCGGCGTTCCAGAGCGTGACGGTCTGGGTCGGGAAGAGTTCGGCAGCGCGTGCCTTGAGTTTGTTCTTCCACTGGGTCGTAGTCAGTTCGCCCTTCGTGCCACAGGTGTGCGTCTTCTGCCAGATGGCCGGACGGATCCGGTGAATCTTCCAGCCCATAGCGACGGCGGCGCCGTAGAGTACGCCCGTGTTCCACATCAGTTTGCCGATGGCGGAGCCGGGGATGTTCTTGCCAGCGAAGAGCGGAGGCTCCTCTAGGTAGAGGCTTACGTCCTTGGCCTTGCAGCTAAGTTCGGCGAGCAGTTGGCATACCTCGACATCAGACCCGGGCATCTTAGCGCACTCGACAGGATCACCGTCGACCGACCAGACGATGCCACCATTCACGCCAGGGTCGATTGCTACGAGCAAGTGCATGGGCAAGACCCTTGTCACTTCCCACGCTGGGACAAGCGGAAAAGATTGGCGACGCGCAAGGCGTAGTCGTTCGGGGCGAAGTGGTAGGACTTGGCGCCTTCGTACCCACGGTTCCAAGCCAGGGCTAACTGCTCAGGGGTGGGGGTCGAGTAGCCGTCAGCCTTGAAGCGCTGGCGCAGGATTCGCAGATGTGCAGCCGCGATCATGTCCTGGGCCGTGATGTTGCGCCACTGCGACCACTGGTAGTGGAAGTGCTTATCG